AAGAGAAAAGAGGGAAAAGGAAAGAAGTGGATTTCAATAAACATACATGGGTACATCAAGGAAATATAAACAAAGTAAATAAACTAATTATGGATGTAGAAGAATTTCAAAGAATAAGAATAGAGGCTATGGAAAAGAAAATTAAAGACCTAGAATTAACCATAGACCTAGATAGGGAAATGTACAGAAGTATTATAACAAATTTAGAGGTAGAACTAGATAAATTTAAAGAAGATGAATAACCAAGTAAACACAATTGATGTAGACCAAATGTGGAGGTATGGTGGGAACAAAGATGCGTGTAGCGACTATAAGTTATACGCTAAAGTAGATAGAAAATACATATCTCCTATAATTAATAATATGGGTAATGTAGCTTTAGATTTGAAAAATAAAAAGCTATTTACTTCACACATTGCTAGCAATAAAAATAAAATATATAACATATTAGACGTAGTAGATAGATCTTTTAACAATAGTGATCTTGAAGAATTACTAGAAAAAGAGTTATCTTTAATAGAATTTATCTATAAAGTCTATGCAATACGAAAAAGAAATGCTGGAGAACTTGCTTAAAGAGTCGGGAATTGAATGTAAACTAGACAACCGAATAAGACCTAACAAGCACCCAAACATGAAGCGTTTAGAGGTGGCTTTAAAAAATCATGGGGTAAACTATATGTACTTTCATCAGACAGATAGTTTAGCGATAACCCAAGTAGATATAGGAGAGCATAACGCTTTATGCCACACCCTTATGATGCCATCAGAGGATGGGATAAGTGTTCTAATGGTAGTAAACAATGATATTGATTTAGAGTTAGTTATGGAGGGTATAAGTCAAAGCCTAGACAGAATAATACCTGAAGATATATCTTATAATATTTTAGGAATAATATAGTATATATGTAAAATAATTTACTATATTTGCATCAGAAGTTAATTAAATTTAAAAACCAAAAACTATGGAAAAGTCAGAAACAATTGGCAAGTTAACCCTTGCCTTATCTAAAGTGCAGTCTCAATTAAGACCTGCAAAAGAAAACTCAAAGAACCCTTTCTTCAAGTCAAGTTATGCAGATCTTGGATCAGTATGGGATTCTGTTCGTAAACTACTAGCAGATAATGAGTTAGCTATTATTCAAATGCCTACTGATGTAGGTGGTGTAACAACAATCCTATCACATTCTAGTGGAGAATACCTAGCATCAACATGTTATATTCCTGCAAAAGAAGATGCTCATGGTGTAGGATCTGCTATATCTTATGCTAGGAGATATGCCCTTGCATCCTTTGTTGGTGTAGTTACGGGAGATGATGATGATGGTAATATGGCAGTGAAAGGTTCTGGTCCAAAATCGACTACAACCTCAAAGTCTAAGCCTAAGTTAACAGATTCTCAATACAAGGGTATGATGAAAGCTATTGAAGATGGTAAGGGTAGTGTAGTAGAGCAAAAGATGAGTGGGTATACTATGACTAAGACTCAACAAGATAACCTTAACAAAGTCCTTAAAATATCTAAGACCTTAGTGTAATGAGTTTAGATAAGTTTATAAAAAAACTGGTTGATGACTCCTTTTATTACTCTGACTACGAGTTTGTAACGAACTCGCAGTTAGGGTTAATAAAGAAGGATGTTAGAACTTACAAGATGATGAGGGATAATCCTGAACTTAACAAGGAAACTATGCCTATGATCTTTGGTAGAGCATACCATGTAGCTATGTTAGAGCCTAATGACTTTAACAATAAAGTCCTAGTGTTTAACTCAGCTACAAGGACTACTAAAGGATATAAGGAGTTTAAGGAGAATAACCCTAACGCACCTACAATAATCTTACAGAAAGAGTACGATAAGATTATGTATATGCAGGATGTATTGTTTGGTCACTCTGAGGTTAAAGATCTTCTTCAGTCGGAAGGAGAAAGGGAGATAGCTAACGCTTGGAAAGATGAGGATACTGATGTATTCTGTAAGGGTAAAGCAGATTATCGTAATGGTAAAACCTTAGTAGATTTAAAGACTACTTCAGATGGTAGCTTCTATGGTTTTTCTAATTCTTGTAAGAAGTATGGGTATGACAGACAATCAGCATTCTACATGGATGGCTTTGGTTGTGATGAGTTTGTATTTATAACTCAAGAAAAAGAGAGACCTTATAATGTTTCTATATTTTATGCTGGAGATGAGTTTATAGAGAGGGGTAGACAAGAGTATAAGTACCTATTAGATGTCTACAGAAGATTCTTTATAGATAACGAGGAGATCGTTGAACAACATTTAATAATGGAAACACTATGACACTAAAAGAAAAATTAAAAGAAAGTAAAATATACAAGCCTTGGCTTGCAAAAAGATTAGGGTTAAGTCGTCCTACCCTAGACAAATACTTAGATAAACCTGACGAGTTTAAAATCAAACACCTTAGAAGGATTGCTAAGTATATAGAAACAACAGAAAGGAAGGCGGTAGTTAATTATTTTATAAAAGCTGAAAGCTATGAGTAACAAAACAACTGACAAAATCTACGTAGGAAACGGAGTAGAGAAATTTGATGGAGACTTAGTACAGTTCTCTTTGAACTTAACTAAGTTAAAACAAGAAGCTGGAGATTACATCTTCGATGGTAAGACAGGTGATAAATTTATAACCTTAAAGGTTGTAAAAAAACGTAATGGTGCCGATGAGTATGGTAAAACACATTACATTGAGGTAGACACTTGGAAACCTGAAGCTAAGAAGGAAAAGACAGCTGATGACTTACCATTTTAATATTGGAGGGGAGTAATCCCCTCCTTTTTTAAACAACCAAAAAAAACTATGAAGTACAGGGTATCAGATACAGACATTATCAATATAGATAAGGTAGAGTTTATTGAAGTCGATGGTCGTTCTATTAATTTCCATACTTCAACAAATACACACCAATCTATTTATAATAACGACATGGAATCTAATTGTGTTTTCAATAATATTGTTAATCATTTTGCTACTATAGATCTTAGGTTTAGTGATTCTAAAAAGCCTGAGTCTGAGTCTGAAAGAAAAGAGAAGGCATTTGAAATGTTTTGGAATCTATACGACAAAAAGATAGACAGACCTAAGGTGAGAATAACATTTATGACTTTGACTCTTAACGAAATGGGCAAGGCTATAAAAGGAGTTAAGGATTACGTTGATTCAACGCCAGATAAAAAATATAGAAAAAATCCTAGAACTTGGTTAAACGCTAAGGGATGGGAGAATGAGATACAGGTAGATAAAAAGAAAACTAACCGATACGTTAAACCTAAATACATTTCAGATGAAAGATAATATGGACATGGAGATGAGGCTTATCGGTAAGATTATGTCTAATCCAAGAGATTATTACGACTGCCACAGTCTTATATCTGAGGAGATATTTACTGATCCTTTGAACAGGAAGATATATAAAGTGGTATCAGATAAGTTAGATAAAGGAGATAAGGCTGACATGATTATCATATCCTCTGCTATTAAGGATCCTCTTGTGGACCTCAGGGTAGCTGAGTGTATGAACTCAGATCATTATGCTTATATAACAAAGAACATGGTTTTATACTTATCTCAAGAAGATAAGAAGATACGGCTTAAGAAGTTAGCAGAATTAACTACAAAAAAGATAGATAATGGTGATGACCTATTTGAAGTTATAGACTTTGTAGATGAGCAAATGAAAGCTATTTCTGATATTAGGGGTAGTGATATACCTGATATTAAAAAACAATTAAAGGTATTACATGATGATATAAGAAAGAGAATGGATTCTGATAACATGGTAGGTCTACCTACGGGTTTTCAGTCAGTAGATAAGTTTACTGGTGGGTGGCAAGAGACTGACTTTATTGTTATTGGTGGTGCTTCATCTATGGGTAAGACATCACTGGGCTTGGCGTTTTGTTATAACTGTGCTAAAGCTGGTATACCTGCAGCAGTATTCTCTTACGAGATGGGGGATACTCAACTACTACAAAGATTAGTATCCTTAGAGAGTGAGGTAAACAATAGGTACATAATGAAGGGTGCTTTAGAGAGTAGTGAACTTAATAGAGTTGATACAGCTATCGGTAAGTTAGAAGGTGTTAGCCTGTTTATAGATGAGTGTAAAGACTCATCTCTTAGGTACCTCCTTAATAAGATTAGGCAATATGTTATAACTAAAGAGGTTAAGTTTGTCCTTGTAGATTACCTACAACTTGTTAAGGGTAGTGGTCACTCTAGAGAGCAAGAGGTGGCTATGGTGGCTCGTGAGTTAAAGAATCTAGCTAAGGAGTTAAATATAACAATAGTAGCACTATCTCAACTTAGCAGAGGTGTAGATAGGAGAGATGGTTGTAGACCTACTCTCTCTGATCTTCGTGAGAGTGGTGAGATAGAACAAGCCTCTGATGTAGTTATGCTTGTGTATAGACCTGAATACTATGGCATCATGACTGATGATAGTGGAAGATCTACCGAAGGACTTGTGGACCTTATCTTTGCTAAGGGTAGAAATATAGGTACTGGAACCCTACCTTTAAAGTTTAAGAAGGAATATACTAAATTTATAGATCCTCAGGATTATACTGAGAAATATATATCTGCTCAACCATCAGAATCTTTTTAGGTATGGAAATAGTTGATACAATAATAGATTGTTTTTCAGTTTTAGTTGCTATATACTGTATTGTATGTTTTATAGAGTCTGTAATTAATATTCTAAAGTAATGAGGAAAGAAATATACCACGCTACAGTTCACTACAGGTGGAGAACTTTAAGATTCGTAAAAGGAGTTGAGAAGCCTGCTAAGAAGTGGAAAGAAGCTACTCACAGGACATGTATTACTGAGCTTAATCCTGAAGACTTACAGAATGTTAAGCATTTTATAAGGAGTTTAGAGATAAAACATAAATCAACTAACGACATAGAAATAAAGATAGATCGGGTGACAGATCAGGAGTTTATATGTATGTCTCATGACGTTCATTAGAAGGTGTAAATATGAAATTATATTGTAAAAATTGTGATAAAACCATTGAAGTTAGTAAATTTACAATGAAAGTGGTTGATAATAAGGTTATTAAGCCTGAATCAATTTGTAGTTGTGGAAAGCAAATGCAAGACCTTTCAACTTACAATGGGCTTGGTGGAATAATAAAGAGACCAGGTGGCAGGGTAAGAGGTAAAAAATAGTAGTTAAATTAAGTTAAACAATTAAATTAAATTAAAATGGCGGTAATAGCAATATCAGTCGTCTGTGTTATATCTATTGTTATGGCATGGAACATGGTAAATTATTCTAAACAAATTAAAGAACATGAAAGGGATAATCAAAGACGTGCTTCAAGTAGCGAAAAAAAGAAATCTAAACCTAAATGTGGTTCAAAGGTTTCTAAAGATCAAGTATCGAATAAACGCAAGTACAAGAACGCTAAGAAAAAGGCTGTCGAATCTAAAGTAAAGAAAAATGCAAGAAGAAATAAGAAAAAAGTGTGATGAGATCAGGGATCTTCTCATAGAAAAAAACAAATCCTATGGCAACTCAGTATTTGACAAAGGGGTTTTATTTAAAGTTGATCCTATGTACGCTATTCAAGCTCGTATAAATGATAAGCTTAACCGTATAAAAAGTAAGGAAACTTACATGAGTGAGAACGATTTAATGGATCTCACAGGATACCTTGTACTTCTTCAGGTTTATATGGACGAGGTAGATAAAAGAATGAGTGAGACTATTAAGTCTGCTGAACCATACAAGGAAGGTGAAACGCCATTCCATTACGAGTGGACCTTAAGTGATAAGAATGAGACTAGAGCCTAGATTTGAGAAGCAAGAGGATAGAGAAAGAGAGGCTGAAACTCTTCGCATCCTCCTTGAAGGAAAAGACTTAACATTTAAACAATTAGATAAGTACGCACCAGTAGATGCTGAGATTGTAGATAACAAAACCATGAAGGTTGTATCTTTATGTGAGATAAAAACAATGAGTCTTAATATGACTAACGTGCAGAGAGCTAGGACTTCTGTAAGAAAGATACAGCATTGTCAAAAGGAAGCCCTTCATAAAGAGTTACCTTTATGTATAGCGTGGAGATTTCTTGACGGTATTGGCTATATTTGGATGCACGAAATAACAAAAGCCACAGTTGAGTGGGGTGGCATGAAAAACCCACGACCAGGATCTATATGGGATAGAGAATTATTATTTTATATAGACCTAGATTTACTAACAATAATTAAATTTTAGACATGAACAAGCAACAAAAAGATTCAGAACAAAGACTTCGATTAATGAAGTTTGATTGTGAAATGAGAGCAGAGTCAGTTAAGATAGCCTCTTCATTATCAACAAGCAAGAACGTTAAATCTCTTTTAGATAATTCAGAGAAGGTAGCAAAGTACATCTTTGGTATGGTTGAACCACCTAAAGAAAAGAAATAATTCGTATCTTGCGTGTTATAATATAACGTAATATGGCACGAAATAAATTAGCTGGTAAGATTAACGGTAAGAGTAAGAGCTCTAAGCATTACGCTAAAAACCTTAAGTCTAAGAAAAAGAAAAACCAGTACGATAAAGAGTATTCTTCGTCTGAAGAAAGAAAAAACTATCGTGTTAAACTAAATCTTTTCAATAGAAAAAAAGGTAAAAAGGGTGACGGTAAAGACGCTTCTCACACTAAAAAAGGAAAGCTAGTTATGGAGAGTCAATCTAAAAACAGAGCAAGGAATAGAGGAAAGAAATAATTATTTTCGTACCTTGCTTTAATGCGATTTAAAAGACGAAAGGGTAGGAAGATAACTAAAGCTAAGAAACACGTTGTAGATGGTATTACATTTGCCTCAGGACTAGAGCTTTACTGTTACAGAGCCCTAAAAAAAGCAAAAATCCCCCACGAATATGAAGGAAAAACCTTTGAGCTTGTAGAAAAATTCAAGTTCGAGGGTCTCCTTATGGATAAGGGTAAAACAAAAGGTAAAACAACCTTTAAAGAGAAGCCTGGTAATATAAGAAATATATCTTACACGCCAGACTTTATTAATTTAGAGAAAGGTTTTATCATAGAAACAAAAGGAATAAGAACCCCTGAGTTTAAGATGCGATTCAAGCTGTTTTTAAAGTATCTTTATGATACCGATCAAAAATTAGACGTATATGTCCCATCAAATCAAAAGGAGGTCGATATTACAGTCGATACCATCTTAGGTCGGGGTTCTTTTAAAAAATAACTCTCCAACCTTATTAATAAGTTTTTCGAATTTAATTTATAGGAGAGTTTAGTACGTGAGCAAGCTACGTGAACGCTGCAAAATATAC